ACATGTTCGGCCTCGAGCGCGACCAGCAAGCTGGCGACACCAACGAGCGAGGCACCACGACGTTCCGGGTCCTAAAGGATCGCTACACCGGACGCTCCACCGGCGCGACGTTCCCGTTGCGCTACGATCAGAAGACTGGCCGGCTGCACGAAGCAACCGTTGCCGATGACTTCGAGGAGAACGAGGATGCTCTGGAAGATCCAGATTTCTGAGGCAACGAAGCGCTGCACTACCTGTGGCACCCGACTGGTACTCCATAAGAACTGGCTTCCTTGCCGGAAGAAGACGGCGAAATATATCTGTACGCCGTGCAACACCGCGTCGGCAAGGGCCTGTAATAACCAGGCCGTCGCCGCCTCTGCGCGGCTTGGGCTGGGACATATAGGCCCAGGGGGTGGCTGGCGCGCCCTTCCCCCGTCGCGTCGCAAGTACGAACTCGCCCACCAGCGCGGCCTCGAGACCCCCGTCCCCCAGGCTGCCAACGTCAACCCCCCCGCCGTGCCCCGGCCGCCGGCCACTATCACCGACTACATCGAGAGCGACACGATGGCCGCGCTCAAGGCGGAGAACGCCCGGCGCGTCACTGTGCAGGAAGAGAAAGAGGGCATTTTCAAGCGCAAAGACGGCTCGGTCTACGTCATGATCAATGAGGTTTTCCGGCGCCCAGTTTTTAAGATCGGCGGCGCGTTCGATCTACGCGAGCGCCTCGCCACGTTCCAGACGGGTGACCCCGATCGGCGTTACAAGATGCCGTTCAGTCGCCACTTCCCCAATCAGAACAGGGCCGAGGCGGCAGTCCACCGCGCGCTCGCGGACCTCCGCGTCCCCGGCTCTCGCGAGTGGTACAACGGTTCGTACCAGGACGGGATCGCCATGATCCGGGAGTTCGCCCAACGGCATTAGGAGGAGACATGACCGACAAGATCACCCTCGTCGCCGATCTCGAGACCGATGGCCTCCTTGACACCATCACGAAGGTCTGGCTGCTCAGCATCGGCGAGCCGCGGGAGCCCTACACAATCGTGAGCTACGCAGACCAGCCCGGGTACCCGCCTCTAGCGGAAGGCTTCGCCCGCCTAGCCACGGCTGATCGTGTCGTCATGCACAACGGAATGGGGTTCGACCTGTGGGCGGCCCGGGTTGCCGGGTTCGCCATCCGTTGGGACAGTATCTTCGACACCCTCATCGCGTCTCGCATGGCGCACCCGACCTGGCGAGCCCACGCCTTGGCCGACTGGGGTATACGTCTCGGCGTCCCCAAGGTCGAGCACAGCGAGTGGGACAAGTTCTCGCCAGAGATGGTCACGCGTTGCGAGGGCGACGTTCGCATCACCATCCAGGTCTTCCGCAAGCTGTGGCCGCGCGTCCGCGACCAGCTCGAGGCCCTGGAGCTGGAGCATATGGTCGCTGTTCCCATCGCCCTCCAGGAGGCCAACGGCTTTCGTCTCAACGTCTCGATGGCTGAGGCCCTCACCGGCGAGCTCCGACAGGAGCAGGAGGACGCGGAGTGTGTACTCCAACAGACGTTCAAGCCTCTCTTCGTTCCGAAGCTGACCAAGGGCACGTGCCTCAAGACCCCCAAGGTCGGCAAGCCGGAGGGCAAGGGCAAGTACGTCGCCGGCTGCTCCTATGGGGCCGTCGAATACCAAGTCTTCAATCCCGCCAGCCGACCACAGATTGAGATGCGGCTGAAGAAGGAGTTCGACTGGAAGCCCTCCAAGTTCACTGACGGCGGGCGTGCCCAGCTCGACGAGACCATCCTGAACGACCTTGCCGTGAAGTACCCTGCGGCCGCGAAGCTCAGCCGGTACTTCCGGCTCTCGAAGCAGCTCGGCCAGCTCGCCGATGGCGATAACTCGTGGCTGAAGCTCGTCACTCCGGCGGGCCGCGTCCACGGCCGGGTCAACCAGCTCGGCGCCATCACGGGTCGCATGAGCCACTACAAGCCCAACATGGCCCAGGTGGACAAGAAGGACCTGCGGATGCGCGAGGTTTGGATCCCCGCCGACGGCTGGAAGCTGGTCGGGACGGACGCTGAAGGGCTGGAGCTCCGCATGCTCGGTCACTACCTGGCGCCCTACGATGGCGGCGAGTACGGCCGGGCTGTGGTCGAGGGCACGCAAGAGGCCGGCACCGACCCCCACACGCGCGTCCAGCGCGCGGTTGGGCTCTTCGAGCGTGACTGGGCAAAACGGCTTATGTACGCGTACCTCTACGGCGCCGGCAACTACAAGCTGGGCCTGATCATCTACGAGGACGCTGACTCCGCGAAGAAGCCACGGCCCAAGGGCGCACCCGCGACCCTCGGGAAGGCCGCCAGGTTGAACCTGGAGCGGGGCATCGTCGGTCTCGACCAGCTCGTTTATCAGGTCAAGAAGGCGCACGCCACGCGCGGCTGGCTCCGCGGTCTCGACGGTCGCCGGATCACCACGCGGTCACAGCACTCTGCGCTCAATACGCTGCTCCAGGGTGCCGGGGCCATCGTCATGAAGAAGGCGCTGGCGCTGTTCCACTTCATGGGCACGTTGGACGGCATCCCGAGCTACGTCTCGGACGACCGTTTGTCAACCATGCACTTCGCCTATTGCGCCAACGTCCACGACGAAGTCCAACTCGAAGCCGACCCTAATCTCGCCACGGACTTCGGCAAACGCTTCGCTCACTCCATCACCCTCGCCGGGGAGTGCCTCGGCCTTCGCGTCCCCCTCGGTGGCACGTTCGCCGTGGGCGACAACTGGAAGGAAACCCACTAATGAAGAAGCTTCTGCTCGCAATGAGCGTCGCCATGCTGACGATGCTCACCCCGCCCGCGTTCGGCTTCACACAGATCGGCGATAACGCCAACCCGCCGCTGAACACCCAGTGGGCCGCCGGCGATAGCGCGTGGATCAAGAACGCCTGCAAGACCGCGGCCTCAATCGAAGAGGTCGCTGTGCTTTACGACGGCGCCACCACTGCCGTCGCGGGCAACGTCGTGTGGGACAAGTGGACCAAGGCGGGCGTGTGCACTGTGCCCGGCAGTCCTCAGCTCCCTGTCACGCTCCTCGAGCGGATGTCCGGGCCGTACCACTACAACGACCGGACCGCTGACGTGTGGCGCATGTACATGAGCGGTCGGGAGATGTTCGCGCTCTTGTACCGCAAGATCGTGCGGGTCTTCACCGTCTCCATCTAGTGCCCGCTTCTGCTACGTTCGCCCTGGGGACATGCACTGCGCCCCAGGGCGTTACGCTCAAGATGGTCGTTGCGCTCCAGCAGTTCCTTGACGGGCACTACCACTATCTCCGCTTCGTCTCGGAGTACCGCAAGCGCGGGATCGACGTGGTCGAGTTCGTCGGCTGCATCATCGACATCTATGCCCCTCTGATTTAGGAGACCCTCATGACGATAACTCCGTTTGGCGCGTTCATCCTGATCGCGCTCCTCATCATCATCGTGGCCGTGGCGTGAGCCTCGCTCTCGTTGACGGCGACATCGTCGCCTACCGCGCCAGCGTCGCGGCACAAGAGGATATCGACTGGGGGGATGGCAACATGGGCTTGACGGTCAACGTCAAGTCCGCCTGCCAGAACGCCCTCTCGATCGCCAGGACGTGGATCGAGAAGTCCCGCTGCGAGCGCGCGATCATGTGCTTCAGCGACCCCAGCGGCGACAACTTTCGCAAGTTGGTCGGCCCCTACAAGGAGAGCCGCACCGGCGGCAAGCCCGAGTGCTATTGGGAGGTGGTCGACACGCTCCATGAGGAATGGGAAGTCAAGGTCATCAGGATGCTCGAGGCGGACGACGTCATGGGTATCCTGTCGACCTCCCCGAAGGTCAAGGGCGCCGTCATCGTGTCGATCGACAAGGACATGAAGACGATACCCGGCAAGCTCCTCAATCCGATGAAGGACAAGCGGCCGCGCACGGTCAGCCCCTACGAAGCCGACATGTTCTGGATGCTCCAGACGCTTATCGGCGACACGGTGGATGGCTACAAGGGTTGCCCCGGCATCGGGCCGATCAAGGCCGAGAGGGCGCTCGCGGGTGCCCCTAACCTCGCCGCCATGTGGGCGGTCGTCCAGGGGCTCTACATCGCCTCCGGATCGAACACCACCGCGGCGCTCATGAACGCGCGCTTCGCCCGCATCCTGCGTCGCGAGGACTACGACAAGGAAAAGGAGGAGGTTCTCCTATGGACCCCACACAAGAGAAGCCCGGAAAGGCTGAAGCTGTCTACGCGGGGCAAATAAGGTCCTGCACGTGTGGCGCCATCGTGAAGGAAGACGCGGTCCTCGATGGTGTTTGCCACCACCCGTCCAGCCCCGAGTGTGCGCGGGGACCATACCTTCCGGCCCCGGCGGCACCGCCCGTGCAGGACCGGGAACGGTCCGAGGCAGGTGAGGCCGGCCCTGTCGACGACCCCGTCAAGGTCGTTTGGCCCGGCCTCATCCGGCTGCCGCTGCGCCACCCCCCGGGCCCTGGCGTCGCTGGGCGTAGGAAGGGCAGCTCGAAGCTCTATGCCAAGCCCGCCGAGCGCGTCACCAAGGATGGGGTGGCGATCCCGTCGCATTGGAAGCTCCCGACCCCGAAGGCGAAGGTCGAGCCGGACCACTACACACGCTTCGAGATCGAGCCAGTCGAGTTCGTCATGCGGAACAACATCGGCTACGCGGAAGGCAACGTCATCAAGTACGTCTGCCGCTACGATGCGAAGGAGGGCCTGGTCGATCTCTACAAGGCG